GAACGGGTTCGTTCATCCCTTCGGGGACGCAAATGTTCGACTGAAGGAACGGGGCAAAAATCCCTACTACTTTGGAGAAAACCAATGGCAACAGTCACTTATCGTGGTGTCGAGTACGACACTGAAGAATACAACGCAAAAGTGCTTGCAGAAGCAACTCAGCGTGAACGTCATGATCTTATGTATCGTGGCATTAAGGTTAGAAGTAAGGCATCACCTTGCAGTTAATCTAAAAATAGGGAGGGGTTGACACCCTCCTTTTTTTGTGCCATAATATATTTGTTGGACGCAACACTGGGAGTGACTGAATAAACTTACTGGCATATAGCTGGTTAAGGTGATACGTTAGAGGTGGTGCTCGCTGTCAGGAATGGCAGAACTACTCAACCAAGTAGAACGTAGGCAGAGTGGTAATTCTAAACTGTAGAAATGCCCTGCTCTTGTTGGTATACAGGAATCCAACCTCCCCCTTTACTTAACCTAAGATGCAACTTGAAAAAGTCGGGCAGATGGTTTTTCTTCTAAATATACTGTGATGACCTTAATGGCACCTTCGATTGATACCTCAAGAGCTAAAAGACTCGTCAAACTATTAAAAAGATTAATTGCTCAAGAACATCTCTACACTGATGAGCAACTTATAGATATGAAGAAGCAACTTCGAGTTGTTGAAGAAGAAATGGATAATGTTAACCGTACAATTAAAAAAGGATTTGGTTAAATGTCAGTAAAATTAGTAAGCGTTACTCCCGATGCGGAGAAAACAATGGCATATATTGCCAGAGTATCTAACCCAAATAATCAGGACAACGAAAAGTTTGCCGGATTATTAAAATATTGTATTGTTCATAATCATTGGTCTGTTTTCGAGCAGTCAACAATGACACTTGAGATTGAAACTACGCGAGCAATCGCAGCTCAAATATTAAGGCATCGTTCTTTTACATATCAAGAATTTTCTCAAAGGTATGCAGATACAGGACTCATATCAAAAGATATACAACTACCAGAATTAAGAAGGCAAGATACAAAAAATCGTCAAAATAGTATTGATGATTTGGATGAGTTTGTTAAACAAAAATTAGAAATGCAAATGAGAACCCTATTTCATTCTGCACAGGCATTATATAATCAGATGTTAGAGGAAGGAGTTGCGAAAGAGTGTGCTAGAATGGTATTACCACTCTGTACTCCTACAAGAATCTACATGACAGGATCTTGTCGTTCATGGATACATTATATCAATCTACGTTCTGCACACGGTACACAGAAGGAACATATGAAGATTGCAGAGGCATGTAGGGATGTGTTCGTAGAGCAGTTTCCCATCGTTTCAGAGGCTCTAGAGTGGGTCTAAATAATTTTACCTAACTTATTACTATGGCAACATATCCAGTGGTTCATTCAAAAACAGGTGAACAAAAAGAGGTATCAATGAGTGTCCACGATTGGGATCAGTGGAAGAAAGATAATCCAGAGTGGTCAAGGGATTATTCTGATCCATCTACTATGCCCGGTGTGGGAGAAGTTGGGGAGTGGAAAGATAAACTTAGAAAGAAAAATCCGGGATGGAATGAAGTATTAGAAAAGACAAGAAAAGCAATACCACATAGACAAAGAGCAGATCAAAATTTAGTACAAAAATTATAATGCCACGCAAGAAAAGAACTGCTGACCAACCGATTGGGGTTGGTTTGACGGCTAAGCAACTCAAAAGAAAAAAACCTCTTGGTAATGATTATCTAATTGATATAGAACCACTCACAGATAATCAAAAAAGATTATTTGAATCCTATAAAAATAGTAAACATATCATTGCATATGGAGCAGCAGGAACAGGTAAAACATTTATTACTTTATATAATGCACTGACTGATGTTCTTGATCCATCAAAACCTTTTGAAAAAATCTATTTGGTTCGATCACTGGTTGCAACAAGAGAGATAGGATTTCTTCCCGGAGATCACGAAGACAAGGCTGATATTTACCAGATACCATATAAGAACATGGTGAAGTATATGTTTCAGATGCCATCTGATGCAGACTTTGAAATGCTCTATGGTAATTTAAAGGCACAAGAAACTGTAAAGTTTTGGAGCACCTCCTTTTTGAGGGGAACAACACTTGATAACTGTATTGTTTTAGTTGATGAATTTCAAAACTTGAATTTTCATGAATTAGATAGTATAATAACAAGAGTTGGTGAAAACAGTAAAATTTGTTTCTGTGGTGATGCCACTCAGACAGATTTACAAAAGACCAACGAAAAAAATGGAATCATTGATTTCATGAAGATAGTTCGGACAATGCCTTCTTTCGATATTATTGAATTTGGCATAGATGATATTGTTCGATCTGGATTAGTCAAAGAATACATTATCGCAAAAATGCAACTAGGTATGTAATGTTTAATCATGTAGATATTGAACTCCCGAAACTTTCAAGGGAGACAATTGATGGGGTTCGTTATTATTCAGTTCCTGATGAAGATGAACTACTAAAATTAGTTTCAATTACTTCAGTCACAAGTCATTTCAACAAAGAGATATTTGTGAAGTGGAGAAAGAAAGTTGGCGATGTTGAGGCAGATCGTATTACGAAAGCTGCTACCACACGCGGAACATCATACCACTCACTTACTGAGAATTTTTTACTCAATAATAAACTTCCCAAAGGACTACCAATTTCTGAGTTCTTATTTAAGATATCAAAATCCACACTCAGAAATATAAATAACATACATGCTTTGGAAGGTTCACTTTATAGTAAGCAATTAGGAATTGCAGGAACCGTTGATTGTATTGCAGAATACAATGGTGAATTAGCAATAATCGACTTTAAGACATCCGCAAAACCAAAACCCAAAGAGTGGGTTGAACATTATTTTGTTCAAGCAATGGCATACGGTTGTATGCTATATGAACTCACTGGGATTTCGGTTAAAAAATTAGTTATCATCATGTCCTGCGAAAATGGAGAGTGTGTTGTCTATGAAGAATACGACAAAGCAAAGTACATCAAACTACTCGGAGAATACGTTAGTAAGTTTGTTCAAGATAAATTGGAACTCTATGGAACCAAATAAAGAACTTGAGAAGGCCATTGAGAAGAAGTTTCTAACTCCATCCAAGTTTGCGATTGAGATTGAGAAAATAGTTGCCGAAGAGGAATTCAATTACATTGATGCAATCTGCTACTATTGCGAATCTAACAATCTTGAGATAGAATCAGTAACGAAACTTATTTCAAAGTCTCTCAAAGAGAGATTAAAATGGGACGCAACCCGTCTTAATTTTATGAAAAAGACAACTCGTGCTAGACTACCTTTGTAATGAAAAAAGCAGAATTGATTCATTGGAGGTTACAAGCAATACTTCGGGAACACAGTATGCCAGATCTTAAGTATCTTGGTGTAAGACCCGATAGTATTGGTGTACCTCAACATTGGTACCAAATCGGTAAGGCAGAAGTGCCTTGCGATGCAATTACAGAATTAGACACTGAAATTACTGATGATGATCAAGAAGAAAGTGACACCCTTTGAAACCTATCAAACATATCTTTCAATTAAAAATCATTTTTCAAGTCCGAAATATGATTACTTTAAGTATGGTGGTAGGTCAAGAGCCAAGATAACTGCTTTCAATAAACGGAAAGATAAGTATTGGTTCGAGAAGACATCAAGAAAATATCCTGATCATGAGATCGTTGATTTTCTTGTGTCCAACTTTGTGAATACGGATAATCCTTCTGGTCTATGGATTGGTGAGATCATCAATTCTGGTGAGAGGAATTACTCAGAGTGGTCAAGACGACAACAAAGTCTTGGTTACATTTTTAGAGAGCAAGTCACCGAGTTATTCAATGAATTTGATTTGGATAATTTATTTGATTGCTCAAATGGCCATCCGATAATACTGAAACAATATCTTGGTGGTCACATTGACTTAGAGACTCTTGTTATACTTGATAAGATCTTTGAGTTTCGTTCTAAGTTTGATAAAAAACTTAGTGACCCAGTGTGGGAAACCGTAAGTCTTAAACTGAGGAAATATGATCCTTTCATAAATATTAATGTGTTTCAATATAAAAAAGTTTTACGAGAAGTGGTCAATGAGTGAATTTTTTGAATCAGATATAGTTAAAGAAGAACTAACTGAGATTAATAAATTGCAACAGGAGATCTACGGATCTACGATGCAATACCCTTCCATGTCTCGTGAACAGAAACTGGAACACGTTGAAAAGTTAACAGAACTGACGGATAAACAGAAAGTGATGTACACTCGTCTTAAACTATCTGACGATCCCGAAGCAAAGAAAACATTAAATGATTTAAAAAGATCCATAGCCTTGTTTGGTTATGGTGAAGACGTTGATATGAACTTGTTTTTTGATGCTGTTCACAAAACCATACAATCATTACGAGTCAATATTGACTAAATGATCTGTCTTTGTTATAATAAAACCAATCCAACGAAATCCAAATTAATCCGAGGTAATCCAAATGTCATTTGCTGATTTAAAGAAGCAATCAAAACTAGGCTCACTAACTGCAAAGTTAGTTAAAGAAGTCGAAAAGATGAACAACAACGGTGCATCAGGTGATGACCGTTTCTGGAAACTAGAAGTAGACAAGAGTGGTAACGGTTATGCTGTTATTCGCTTTCTACCTGCACCAGACAAGGAAGATCTTCCTTTTGTTAAATTATATTCCCATGCCTTCCAAGGCCCCGGTGGATGGTACATTGAAAATTCATTGACTACTTTAGGTCAGAAGGATCCTGTATCAGAATATAATTCCCAGTTGTGGAATAACGGAACAGATGCTGGCAAAGAACTTGCTAGAAAGCAAAAGCGTAAGTTGACTTACATTGCAAACATCTATGTCGTTAAAGATCCTGCAAATCCTGAGAACGAAGGACAAGTATTCTTATATAAGTTTGGTAAGAAGATCTTTGATAAACTCACTGCAGCAATGCAACCTGAGTTCGAGGATGAAGAGGCAATCGATCCATTTGATTTCTGGCAGGGTGCAAACTTCAAGTTAAAAGCAAAGAATGTCGCAGGATATCGAAACTACGATAGTTCTGAGTTTGCAGCACAAAGTCCTCTATTAGATGACGATGATGCAATGGAAGCAATCTGGAAGAAGCAAAGTTCTCTTGAAGAGTTCAGTGCTCCTACACAGTTCAAGTCCTATGATGAACTTAAGACTCGTCTTGAGTATGTTTTAGGTAAGAGAGGTGGTACTCCAGCTGCTCAAGATCCAGAGGTTCAAGAGGAAGAGT